CTCCATCACCAACTCCATCAGTTACAGCAACACAAACTCAAACTCCTTTCGTTACACCGACAACAACCCCTACGACAACTCCTACCCCAAGTGTTACTCAAACTAATACTGGAACTCCAACGCAAACACCTACAAATACTCAGACAAATACTCCTACGAGAACAGGGACTCCTACGCCTACCCCAAGTGTTACTCCAACAAAGACACCAACAGGAACGCCAACCAACACCCCAACTTCTAGTGCCACACCAACAGTAACACCTACGAATACTGAAACGCCAACACAAACACCATCAAATACTCCAACTCAAACGAACACAGCTACACCATCAATGACACCTACTCAGACGAATACTCCAACTGTATCTCCAACAACAACGAATACACCAACAGTATCCCCAACACCGAGTTCCACTCCTATTGTTACTGATTCTGATGCTATTGCTTACTTGAATGCTGTTGTGGGTGCTGGTGGATCAGTTAATCTAACACAATCAGCCGCTACCAATACTCTATTCGTATCATTGAAGAGTAATAGTCTTTATTCAAAGATTACAGCTATGTATCCGTTCTTAGGTGGAACAGCAGGAGCACATAAGTTTAATGCAATCAATCCTCTTGATACCAATGGTGCATACAGATTGACATTCAATGGTGGATGGACACATAACGCATCAGGAGCTACATCAAATGGTTCAACTGGTTATGCCGACACATTCTTATCAGGTGGAACTGTATCACCGATCAATAACCACTTATCTGTGTATATGTTGAATAACACAGTGTATACTGGCAGTGGTAAAAACTATATTGGAGTATCAACCCCTGGTGGAACATATTTCAGTATTGGTCAAGAAGGAACTCCACGATATTATTATGGAACAGAAACTGCTGGTATCACCTCAAGTGGAACACCACAACCACAAGGTTATAATTTGATTACAACCACAGCCACAACATTCCAAAACTTGTATAGAAATGGTGTTGTTGCTCAAACCAATAATGGAGCAACAACAGGAGCCACAACATCTTCTGTGATAATTGGAGCGTTAAATAACAGTGGAACAATAATTCAATATTATGACAACCAATATGCATTCGCAACAATTGGAACTGGTCTTGGATTTACAGAACAACAAACATTGTATAATATTATTCAAACTTATCAAACAAGTTTGGGACGAAATGTATAAGATATGAGTAAAGTAGGCGTTTTAACAATATGGGAAAGAGACAACTTATCAGGTAAGACTTATGCTGATAATTGTTATTATAATCCCGTTCAGGATCTCAATGGGAATTGGGTAATATCTGAAGAAGAAATAAATCAAACAACAGATCCAAATTATGCATGGGTGAGATCACTTCCAAGAATTGACTTCCAAAGTCAGGTATGGAATTTCCCCGTAGGTGATTAAAGGATCAATATATTATATTTATTAGTATGACCGAAGATAAAAAACCAAGTAATCCAATTGATGTATTTGAGTTTGCTGTAGCCAAAGTTCCAATCATTGAAGAGAACTTATTAATCAATACAAGAACGCCATGGGTCTTCTATGGTCCTTCAAATCTCGCACCTCAGGAACTTATTAGATTATTCAATTCAAGTCCCACCCATCGCGCAGCATTAAATTCAAAGTGGTTTGGCGTAAGAGGGGAATCCTTGAGTATCAAAGAAGGTGATAATACAAGATTACTGATGGCTAATCCTATGGGTGATAACATATATGATATATGGCAGAAAGCTTCTTTGGACTTCCTGCTTTACGGATGTGTGTCCCTGAATGTTGTTTGGAGAAAAAATCGTGATGCTGGTTTTGATTTATATTATATGGACGCATCAAAACTAAGAGCAGGTAGAACAGACATGCATGATAGAATAAATGATTATTACTATTCTGCTGATTGGGTTAATCCGAAGAAGGCACCTTTCATTCCAAGAAGAATACCAGCATTTGATGTAAGAACAGAAGAGCCAAGTCAATGTTTCTACTATACTACACATAGCGTTGGTAATCAATACTATGCAACACCTACCTATTGGGGTGCTGCAACTGCCGTTTCTACAGAGGTGGAAATCTACAACTATTGGTATAACTCCATTTGTAATAACTTACAACCATCTTTATTCGTGAGTATCAATTCAGGTATTCCTGGTCCAGAAGAGCGTGAGGATATTTATAACACCTTGGTTTCCAAGTATTCATCAAGTAATAATCCATCAAAACTTCTACTAACCTTTGCAAATTCAAAGGAAGAAGCTCCTGAGGTTACAATGATTCAACCATCAGGAACAGATAAAATGTGGATTGAGATGGGATCAAGTGTTCAACAAGCGATCCTAACCGCCCATCAGATTTCCTCGGCGGAACTCTTGGGAATCTCCACTCCTGGTGCTCTATCCCAAAGAGATCATCTTGAAGCACAAGATCATTTTAATAACTTGGTGATTAAACCTTTACAGACTGAACTACTTTCCGTATTCAACAAGATCCTAACCCTTCGTGATGGTGTTAAAACAGAATTGGAAGTGGAACAATTTAACATGGTTACAATCCCTGATGCTGCTCCTGTTGAAACTATCAACGAAACAAGAACCGAAGATGTTGCAGTTGACAAGACTGAAGCTTTGGATATAAACAAAAGTGAAACTATAAATAACTAATCTAACTAATTATGTCTCAAGCAATTGTGCCTCAAAATATACTCCTCGTAAGTGAGAATAAGTTAAAAAACTTTACTGATATTGATCCCAATGTTACGAGTTCGGTTTTACTCCCGTTTATTAGCGTTGTGCAACAGACTCGTTTGGAATATATCATAGGTCGTCCTTATTATGTAGAATTACTTAATCAAGTTTCTGGTTCAAGTTTGACGGATATAAACAATAATTTCCTTCAATACTTCTGTCAACCCATGTTAATATGGGCTGGATATCGTGAAGCACTCCCCTCAATTTTTATGAGAATTAAAAACGCGGGTATCGTAACTTCTGCTGATCATACTGTCACAATGAAAGAGATGGAATGGATGTATGAAAGGGCAAATGATAGAGCACAATTCTTTGAACAAAGAATGATTGATGAGTTAATTTATAACTCAGGAAATTATCCAAGAGTATATCAATATAATTCAACAGAAGGGTTGTTTCCTCATCTCTCGGTCAACTACTTCAGCGGAATACAATTAACAAATGGTAATCGTAGAGGTATGTATGATAGAATACCCAATAACATGCCGATTTATTCAGACCCAACATATGCTTGTTGTGGATTATAATTATGAATGACAATTTAATATTACTCTTATCCAATATTCTTACAGCAGTTGCTTCATGGTTTGTGTCAAAGAAAAGACAACAAGCAGAAACTGACAATGCCATACTACGAAATATGGAGATTGTGATTAGCAGTTATAAGGTATTAATTGACGATTTGAAAGAAGAAATACATGGTTTGAACCTGAAGATACAAGAATTGGAGAAGAAAATAGACGAATTGCACGCCGAAAATAAAAGACTTAAAGCCAACTTATAACAATGCCAATTCCAAATCCAAGATCAGGAGAGACAGAACAAGAATTTATACCCCGTTGTGTAAGGTCAATAATTGACGAATATGACAGGGATCAAGCCTTGGGGATATGTTATTCCCAACTAAGACAGAAGATGTCTAAAATGAAAGATAATGAAGCCACAGAGGTATTCATCATCAAGCCTCGTAAGTCGGAGAACAGAGGAATGTATTTGAAGCGTTGTGCGTCAAATAAAAAAATGAGAGAACAATATCCGAACATGAAGGAAAGATCAATCTTCTGTTTAACAAGTTTCAATTCTTATTACAAGTATTGGAATCGTTTGGAGGATTTTGCTGAAGTTCCAAAGGATAGTGCTCTTGGATCTTGTATTGCAAAAGAAAAGGCTAGAGGAAAAGATTACAAGAAAGCATATGCCGCCTGTTCAACAAAGGTTGTTGCACCTAATACAACAATCGTTTTAGCTGAGGACCTGAATATATTTGGTTATAGACCAGATAACTTTGACATGTGTCCTGGTGCTGTGGAAACATTCAAACATCTGATTTCAATGGAGGTAAACGATGATACAGTTGGTATGATTCGTTCAGCTGCTATTGTTGCAGACAAGATATTTGAGATTGAAAAAGAGGTATTGGATAATGAATACACAAGTCCTGAGGATATGGAACAAGTTGTTAAATTGGTTCAGGATTTCAAGGATATAATTCATGAGGTTGATGAAGAGGTTGGAATGGTTCATGATGTGAGTTATATGGATGGTCACATTGAAAAGGTAAAAGAATATTTTGAGGACGACGAGAACCTACTCGTTGAACCAGTGAACTATTGATTCTACCAAGATAATATCATAGATTTGTTGAAGTTCTAAATGCTCCCACATTTTGACTTTGCTATTAACAGGAATCCTAAAAAAGTTCCTGTTTTTTTGTGCTAATATTTGGATATACCAACCTATACCCCTATTTTTGTAATCTAAAATCATCATTATGGCAACAAAATACGACACACAACCAGAGTATTGGAAAAGAAAACAAGATTTTGAAGAGTATAAACAGAAGATCATTACAAGAACTTCTTGTCTCAGTAATGCAATATCTGTATTGGGTATGATCGGGGTTGAAGTAACCTTTGAGAATATCCTACTTTATGCTCACAGATTACAGGCATATATTGAGACAGGTGATCTCAAAACAGAGAAACTTGATTCTTTTATCAACAACCTTAAAAATCAACAAAAATGAGTCAGACAAAACGCTTATACGAAGAAATGGAACTCAATGTATTAGACATTGATCTTGAGGACGAGGAGTATCAATTCCGTCAATGGATAGAAAAAGAATATGAAAAATATTTGGCTGAGAATCCAAATAGTCCTATCTTAGCTCCTCACAATTAAAAAAACAGACAATGACAACACAAAACATTATTTGGGCAGTATCTCAAATCTCAGTATGGATCAACGAAGAAGTAGGAACAACACAAGATAGTTTGATTGTGTGGTATTGTAAGAATGGGACTGAGGTTACATTGGATACAGAAGATAACACATTGCAGATCTGTGATTCAAAGTTGGATAACAAAACTTACTTTGCTCTTGCAGGTTTATGTAAATCATTGGAGGTTGAATTATTTGATACATACACAGAAAAAACAATCAAACCAAAGAAATAAATTTGGCTGGTAAATAATACCATCGTATCTTAGCATCTCAAACAAACACAATTACAATGAAACAGAAACTATTACAACAGATCAAAGACATCAACATTTATGATTACTTTTATTTTTTGGGTCAAAACTCATCAGTAAAAGTTCTAAAAGAATATTTGGTAGAATCAAAATAGTTTGTATCTTAGCACTTCATACTTAAAAAATAAACGATGAGAATCATTAAAGCACAACACCCCGACTGGCAAGCAACACCTTTTTTTATTTTAACCTCAGGACAATACGAACATATTATGCGTGGTTATGAGGA